GTTCGTGAGGTTCTTCGCGATACCGCTTTGAGCTTGCTCAGCGTTGAACGCGAAACCTCCCTCGTCCGACAAGGATTTATCCGTCCATTGAGATGTCGTGTTGGGACTGTTCTCGAGCCTGCGAAGGTTCGAACCGTCACGGCGGGTGAAGCAATGCCTTATTGGATCACTCGCTCTTACCAACAGTCGATTCATGGTTATTTGAAGAAATTTGCGCAGTTTTCGCTTATTGGGACTCCATTAGCGAAATGGCATCTCGATTTTCTTGATCGTAATGCGCGTAAATTCGGATTTAACCAAGATCAAATGGAGGATGGTGAAAGGACCGTCTGGGTTTCTGGTGATTTCTCTGCCGCTACTGACACTGTGGACATTCGCTTAACGCGAGTGTGCCAAGATGTCTGTGAACGCCAGATTGCAAAGAACTGGAATGGTGACCCGGAGGATCTCCATTATTTGACACGTGTCTTGCGATCAGCGATTGATACGCATGAAGTACACTACCCTAAGAATCATCAGGAGGCCGATGAGAAACGATTCCAGAATCATGAACATTCGATTCTGAAGCTTCGTCTCCATGGGATGAATGATGATGAACTTCGAGAGTGGTGTAAGGTGATGGGACCACTACACGTGTTTGAGACCGTACGTATGAAACATCCCTACTACGATACCTCAGCTGAAATTAAAAAGCTGCGGTACGAGCAGGAAGAATTTCTCACCGTAACTCAACAGCGTAACGGACAGTTAATGGGCAGCACTTTGAGCTTCCCGATTCTCTGTCTTATTAACTTTGTTGCGGCTTGGATAGCTCTTTTTCCCCATGAGGAGAATTTTGAAGAGCTGCCCATCCTAGTCAATGGTGATGATATCCTCTTTCGATGTGCCGAGAGTCTTGTCCCGCGTTGGTATGATTCTATTGCTAACGCTGGATTTTCTCGATCGGTGGGCAAGAACTTTGTGCATGCTCGTGCCATCTTTATTAACAGCGAACCTTGGCTCGTTGTGAAACGGATGGACGGTGCTTGCGACTTTGTTCCTTGTCCCTTCTTTAACGTCGGTCTTTTACATGGACAGAGTAAGGTGGCTAAAAGCCCTTCTGTCCTTGGAGGTAATGTTTTCCAACCCCTATTTTCTCTCCAACCTGAGGCCGTCCGCGGGGCGGATGATCACGATCGCGCCGTCAAGCGCTTTAATCGAATACATCGTGAGCATCTTCGATTCGCTTCTGCCGACGGCTTCTTCAGCCACACCTTGCCTGAGTGTTATCTTGGCCTGGGTATGGATTCTTGTGAGAGAGGTGAATTGACGATCTCGCAGCGACGGCTCTGTAGCGCCATATGGAGCCGCGCTTGCGACGAAGATCTGCGTATCCGTGACATGACTATATTCTCTGCGAAGCATGGGAAGTCATTACGACCTGAGATTGGCGAGAGTAACACTCTTCATGCCATGCATGACTTGAGTCGCGCTTCTGCGCGACCGGCATATACTCGGTCTGACTGTATTCGCCCTTCGAGGGTAGTACCGAACAGTCGTCAAGGATTCACGGTTCTTCGTCTTAAAGATCGTAAGACTTGGATCGCCCGGCAATATCCGTTGCCGAAGAGGATTGAGCACTCGCTCTCCGGACATGCGATCGCCGATGGTGAGGAGATAATGTTTACATCGTCCTACACTATGCGTCGTCATGTTATCAGCTTCCTCCGTTCGAGTACCCTTGCGCCCATGCCTGTTGGCTTGTGCGAGTTAGGCTTTACCTCAGGACGGGATGCGCTGTGCGATCTTTAGGATGGTCGGTTGGATGCCGATCGGTGGGGATAGACCTGGACATGTCATTAAACTGTAACCCGCTGGTAACGTATCTACTCACCTTGTCTTATCTCTCTGTTCATAGTCCTACAGCTTTGTCTTAGGCTGCTGTAAAGGTAACCACTCTGGAGCGGCTTTGCCGATATCGATCTGGAGGAAACTCCAGAAAGAGAATGGGGATCAGGAAACCTAAGGGACCTAAACTTTGAGTTTGACTACGTGAAATCGACGGCTGGAAAGCCATAAGCTTCCCAACAACAGCATCCCGACCGATGGCGCAAGTATGATAATATCTGACAATGGAGGAAACTCCGGTTGTAGGGTATTAGATAACTTGCGGCTTCGGTAAAATGATCTGCTGTAGTTTCGCAGGGATTGCCAGTTTTCTGGAACTCTGGTGGGGTCGGATTCTAGCGAAGTATCATAATGAGTGAACATTGTGGTATCAGTTACCCAAAACGGTAGCGTGCAGATGTGCATGCTTTAATACTTCCGTGCTAAGTCGATGCCAACCAGGGTTGGATCGTAAATGCCGATAGACTGCACGGGTAGAGTAGATTCCGATGTACAGTCGCTGGAGAGGACACTCAGTGACTCAGTCATTCGTTGCCAGGTATCCCATGGATCAACGAATTCAACGGTTAGTCGACACCGTATCAAAAGTCGCAACGGTTGCTAAGATGGCTCACGCTGGCTATCAATCTCTTTCATCTCAAATGAAGGGAGGCAAACGTATGGTGAAGCGCAGTCCTGCCCGTGCGGTTCTTCGTCAGAAACGCAAGGGTGGAAAAGAACGCAATACGTCTAATGCTGATATTGTGAAGTCTCAACCTGCCGCAAGGCAGGCTATTTCTCGCAATTTCCTACATCAGCGTTTTGCGCTCGCAGCTCCTCATGACGATTTTCCTGAGGGTGGCCTTCGGATTGTTGGCGAAATGCCCAATCTGACTGATGACACTCTCGGTTTGATCGCTTCGACGACAGCTGCAACAGCAGGTGTTTTCGGCGCCGGCTCG